CTGGCGTTACTAGAGCAGGAGACGTTGCTCTTACAAAGACTCCAGTGCCTGTGCCTGTATATTCAGCAGAGGTAGAGTGAAAATACTCAGTGGCAACTCCGCCCTGTAACCCAGCCAAGTCATTATGTAGATTAGCCAGAGGCGTATTAACGTGGGTATTTCTATCTTCGCCATTGTAGGTTAGCGATATAGTCCTAGTGGCATCTGAAGTAACAAAGCCAAGAATACCCATCTTTGTTGCAGCAGTTACTACTGTTGATGGCTGAGTTGTAACCACATCAAACACGGTGTAGTTAGGAGATATAGATGTTATTTCTGGGGTAGTAATCCCAAACAGTTTCTTCCATACAGTGCCAGCAACTGCTGACTCATTTGTATACCCGCTAGGTGTAGTAATAGTTACTACCGTGTCAGAGGTTCTAGCGGTTATCTGGTACAGACCTTGCGGGGTCTGTAAGTATGATGCAGTTGTATTTGTAGCAGAAGCATCTATCACTGAAGTAGCAAAGGGCGTTCCTGATGATGCTGTAGCTGTGCGGCTTGATCCTGTGCCTGTGGTAGTTACAGTACCAACTACAAATGGAGTGGCTGTATATATCTGTCTAGTAATGGTTGTAACAGAACTACTAGCAATGCTATCTACACCAGCCCATATTGTGAAGTCATATATCCCAGCATCAAATATAAGCCTATTCAGAGCAGCAGTGATAAAAGCAGAGAAAAGCACAGTATTGCTAACTGCTGTTCCTGTAATGACCTGCTCTGCTGTTGTTACCGGGATGGACGCAAAGGTAAGAATAGCTACATCGTTGTCAGCCCCTGCCGCAGTTATAACTGGAGTGGCGTTATAAAATACAACACCCGTCCCCGCTGAGGCTGGGTTTGGCGCAACATTAGTCCAAGCTGTGCCGTTATATCCAAGCAACTGGTTAACCACTGCGGTGCCAATTGATACATCAGATAGATTCTCTAATGGTATTGATATGGCAGCAGAGCCATCAAAAGACACACCTGCTATGTTCCTTGCCGTAGCTAATACCGTTGCGGCTCCTGCTGTAAGACCTGCCGCAGTGCCAGTTATGTTTGTACCTGTAAAGGCTACCGGAGTACCTAATGCAGTTGCATTACCTGAAGCGTCCAGATTGACTGACTTCTCTGAAGGGTAAGTAACGAATACATCCTTGGTCCCAGCGGAGAATACTAGAGCTGTTGGCTCTGTTGCTGAACTGTTAGATAGAACTGTAGTACGGGCTAGTGTAGTACCGGAAGACGTATAGGTTCCAATGCCTACTTCCCACTCATTAGTACCTTGTCCTGCGATACAGTAGTAGGTAGTATTTCCATCGCCAACTACAGCAAAGGATTGAAAGCCAGCAGCAGCCCCAGCAAGCGTGAATGTGCCATTACCTGCAGTGGTGGAAGTCTCTTTTACTCTGTCAGCTAAGATGAGTGCCATATGTTCCTATTATGGTTGAGTTTTTATCACTTGCCAACCGCCTGTATCTGAAGTATTTATTGTACCCCAAGCAGTACTTTCTGAATTATTTATTGTATCCCAAGTGGTAGATTCTGAGGTATCAATTACTTCCCAGAGCAGTCTACTAGCAAGAGAATCTGAAGCCGCGGCAGATTCTGCAATTAAAGCTGCAAAAGCAGCGGCAGCGGCTGTGGATGAGGTGGCGCTAATTAGCTCCTGTATGCTCGAATGAAACTCCGCCATGCTTTCAATGGCATCAGAAGCAGAAGCTCCTTCACTAATAAATCCGTTAAGGTAGGCTAGGGCAGATGCCTCATCTAGAGCTGTAGCATTCTCATCCACGGCACTATTGATCTCAATAATTGCAGCGACTTGATCTTCTGCTGTAGCGTTTTCCTGAATTTCTGAACTGAAGTCTACCCCAGAAATTACTTGCTCAGATGCCGCTACCTGCTCTGCTATATCAACTTCAAATGTGGCTTGAGCTGCCGTAGCATCAGAAGCAGAGACAACCTCTATAACCGCCGAGTTCATGTCCGCTTGAGCAAAGACCTCATCTAGCCCAGTAGCCGACTCATCTATTGCTCCGTTTAAACTCACTGCTGAGAAGACCTGATCTTCTGCGACCGCGCTCTCTGCTACAGCCGATGCAAATACTTCCTCTGCGCTTACCTGATCTGCAGCCGTTACTGACTCATTTATAGCTACCGCAAAGTCTAGAGCCGCTAAAGTAGAGTCTAAAACAGAGGCGGACTCATCTATAGCCGCGACAAATGTAGCTACTGCTACTACCGTATCTTGTGCAGTGACTAGCTCATGGACATCTGCAGCAAATATAGCTGCCGCAAAGACCTGCTCACTTCCAGTCGCCGACTCTGCAATACTTCCGGGCAAACTGCGAGTTGCGTCTACCTGATCTGCGGCTGTGGCACTCTCTATAACGGCTGAGGCAAAGTCTTCACTTGAACTTGCTTGATCTGCTGCTGTAACGCTCTCATCAACCGCAGTCTCAAATACAGCGAGAGCCTCGACTGTATCGGTCGCAGTAACTGACTCATTGATATTATTTAAGAATATAGCAATGGCAGAGACTTGGTCTGTGCCAGTAGCGGTCTCAGCAACGTCCGAAGCAAACCCAACAACGGATAACACTTGGTTGGATGCGGCAGAGGATTCTTGTATTGATCCGGGTAGCTCACGGAGGGCTGATACTTGATCAGAGGCTGTAGCAGCCTCATCTATCGCAGAACTGAGGTCAACGGATGCCGTTACTGCATCTGTTGCAGTAACTGACTCAATTATGGATACAGAAATGGCAGGGCTTGCTTCAATAGAGTCTGATGCGGTAGCAGATTCGTCAATAGAACGGCTTGTGCTTAGATAACCAACTGACTGAGCGTCAGCAGTAACTGATTCTTGTATGGAAGATATTAGATCAACATGTGCAGATACCGCGTCAGCACAGGTTGTTATTTCTTGAATCTCACGATTTGCAGTTGCAGCACTTGATACAGCATCAGAAGCAGAGGCTGACTCGCTAACTTCAGCGTTTAGAAAAGCCCCTGTTAGTGACGCAAATGGCGCAGCCGCAAATGATGAGATTCCAAACACATTACGCTTCTGTCAAGGCGGCTTCTGGGAACCAGCGGTTTTGTGAAACGCCGTCAGCATCAGTCCACTCAATATGGTAGAAGAAGTCTCCATCTTCAGTCATACGGAGAGCTTGTACTGGACCTTGTGGGGTAACAGCAAGAACTTGAACAACCTGACCTTTGGTAAATTTAGTTGCCATTTTTATATCTCCTTATGCAGCGTCAAGGCTGAATGTGTAAGTAACATTCAAAGTATCACCAGCAACTACAGCACGATCACCGGGAGACTGGAAGTCAGAAGCTGAGAACAAAATGCCTGATGTACCTGTAGCCACATCAGTAAGGAATGCGCCAGCAACAGTGCCGCCGGGAGCCGTAATAGCAAACGCACTAGGTGCGCCTGAGTTATCAATAACTGAAGGATCGGCAACAGTTGCAGAGCCAAAAGTTACAGCCTTACGGTTGCCAGTGTAGTCTGTGTACTCAGTCCATCCAGCATGTGAAGCCAAGGTATCTGCTGCAACAATGGTTGCAGGACCGGGACCAGTAATTAGACCTAGATACCAAGCTGCGGTATAGGCAGCTCCAGAAAAGTACTTGTCATTCATGTCTTGAAGACCTACGTTAACAACCAGATTTGGGTTCTTTTCTTCCCATTTCAGTTTGCCGTCTTTGTCGATACACTGAATTGTAAATACGCCAGCGCCACCAGCGGCGGAAACTGTCGTCCCACTTAGCAGAACGCTTGCGCCTACTTTATCTACAGAAACTGCTTTATTTGAAATCATTTGAAACTCCTTTATGAAAGTCTAATAATTGCTGAAGTATTGGAAGCGGCTGGAAATTCTACTTGGAATACCGTAGTTGAGATCTTGTCCGAACCAAAGTCTAAAACACAAACCGATGCACCGCCAACCTTATAAATAAGCGCTCCACGAGAGGTCAATGCGCTTGTCCATGAGGTATTAGTGAAGGTGATAAATGCGGTCCCGTCCAGTATGCTCAAGGTTGGAGACAGAACATTGCCACCGGCAGTATACCCAGTCGCTACAACCTCGCCAACGGTTGTATAGGCAGCGGTATCCTGATCAAGAGTTGATGCATTGGTATACAGCGCTATCTTGAATACGTTTGTTGTGCCAACACCAAAATCAAAGTTCCCATCGAGAACTCCTGATTTAAATACGTCACAGGTAAAGTTTCCGGTAAATGGCATTATTTAACCGGTATCCGTACTTGCCCAGACCTGTAAGTATCCTGTCTTTCCATTCCATCACCCAGACGTTTAGCTAATGCCAATGCTTCATTATATCGAGAAACATAATTTTCCATAACGTCTTTGTCTGACTTCATGAATGCTGCTGCTTCTAGCATTGCGCCATAAAGCAAGACTGTATCAAAGTTATCCCCAAGCCATGTTGTATTTGCTGTAACGATTGATTCAGGGTAGTAATAGTAATGAAGCTCTACGTCATAGGCTAAATCAGGGGTTGGTCCAAGAATGAATGACAGTTCATTCGTTATGATAGGTGGCGCATCGTTAGTGGTTGTTGGTCCAAACAGGGCATAGTATTGCGGCTTTCCCGTATCTGTCTTGATAGGGTAAGCAGCCCGTATGAAGTTAACATCCTTGTTAAGCAAGAAATCATATGCATCAGTGACTGTGTCTATAACAGCCATTGAGTAAACCGCCAGAAAATCTCCGGGCGCTGACAGATATTGATTATTAGCGGTTAATACCCCAGTGACATTTTTCCGTATGGAAGGGAACTGAACACTGTTATATATCCGCTGCTCTGCCTGATCAATAAATGTATTGATCTGTTGGGCAGACGTAAAGCTACTAACTGTTTGTGGGAACTCATTCTCACAATATGCCTTAATCGTCTGCGATAGTTCCGTGTAATTCATTAGCCCATCTTCTTCGAGTGACCAGTGCCTTTAGTGGCGACTCCAGTACCACGGGTCTTCATGGTCTGTGTGTTAGGGATATTGTTTGGATATCCGTTATTACCCAGATCCTCTTTTGACAGCCCAGTAATAGGCTTTGGCTGACTAGGGTTAACGCTAGATGCTTTTTCTGGAATAGCCATTATTTGCTCCCAGAGTTCTTGTGCTTGAACGAAGAGACCTTTTGATTAGCAACCTTAGCCAATCCACGACCCAACTCTTTCATTTGTAGGTTGGTCTTTCCGCCTTTGCTGAATTTCTTAACTGAGTTTCCTGCCGAAGGCTTACCAGCTGCGATTATAATCTTCATATTAACTCCTAAGTTGTGACTACTGTTACTGTTCCTAGCTGGAATGATAAAGCTAGGTAATTTGGTGTTAGCCCCACATCGCTTGCTCTAGAACCTCCAACAGGAGCATAGCCCCACTGGATAATTCTACTTCCGCCTTCAGGATAGCCGTTTTCATCAACAGACGTTCCTGACCCATTAACCAATTGTAACCCGCTATTACCAGACTGCAAATAGCTTAAATCCTTTCTAGGATTCCTTACAGCCTGCGGATCGTCAATTGGATACATCCCCAGTTGTAACTGAGGCTGATCCGGTTCCCAGCATTCAGGACAAACAATTATATTAACTTGCTTTGTCTTGATGATCAAAGCCTTTAGCTGTGTTAGCTTGAACCTAAATCCGCATCGATCACACTCTGCAATCGAGTTCTTGGCGGATGCAAACCTATTACCCACAAATATAAGCCCTGCGAGGGACAAATCTCACTGGAGACTTGTCTCTATCTTCTTCAGCAGCAAACTTCCACTGTTCCTCATACTGGTCCTTTAGGGACTGTATGCGGTCT